GATCGAGAAATTTGCGAGATTTCCTGTACTCTGCTATCAACGCCTGGCACGCTCAAGAGTTGCAAGTAATCGACAACGATTAAACCAAGCTCGCCTTCCAATCTTTGTTTAGCAATGAATGCTTCAATTGATTGCATGGTTGCTTGGTTATCATCTTTGAATGTAATTGGCCATGCTTGCATTGCTTGCACTTGCTTCTCTAGTTTTTGCTTGTGTCCGGCATTGAGTAATCCCTTACCTGTTGGCTTGCGCACACCACTGACATTGCTCAAGAGACGCGCACTGCATTCCTGTGCAGTCATCTCAAGACTCGCATAACTTGCCCTTAGACCACGCTTGGCAGTCTCATATGTCATTTGTATTGCTAATGCAGACTTCCCTACTCCTGGGCGTGCTGCAAGGACGTACAAGCTACCCTTCTTGAATCCACCTCCAAGAATTGCATCTAACTTTTCTAATCCTGTTGGGATTGCTTGTGTGCCACCTGCATCAATTTCAAGAAACTCGGCATATGCTTGCTTACTTGCAGCTCCACAGCTTACCACGCCCTTCCTTTGAGAAAGTGACTTGGCAATTGTGTTAACGAATGTCTGAGAAATCTCTTCTGCTGGTTTACTTGCTTTGAGGTCATCAGTGGCTTGCCATAATGCACGCTCCACGCTTCTCGTGTTTCGATAATCTATCAGATGCTCAATGTACCTGGAGATAGATCCACCACCATACTTCTCGCTGAGATAGGTAACCTCATCTGCTAACTCTGGCTTTGCAATGATAACATCAACTTCATTTGCAGGTGATAACTCTAAGCACGTCTCAAAGATCGTGGAACGATCCATGCTTGAGAAGTCATCCTTGGTGAGAGACTCACCTGCTTGTGCAGTTGCAACTCCACTCTCATCTCGAAGCATGGCAGATAGAACTGCTCGCTCTGCTAGTTCAAAATCAATCAAAATCTAAGACCCTTCGTGGTTTGGCTTGAAGTTACTCTGCGAAGATGTGGAAACTTTTCCTTTAGCCACGTCTTGCATGCATTGCGAAAACAAGCATCCCAATCCAAGTATTTCTTGCCACCTGCTTTTGCCCAATCACTGAATGCTTCCAACGCACCATCGTAATCTATACCAGCTTGATCTGCTATGAGCTTGTCAGGTGAAAAATCAGCAGGCAATAATCGCTTTCCACGAGCCTTGCTTTTGACCTCAGGAATGTCAGGGGTACTATATATATTATTAATATACATATTCGATAGAATATGTCGCGCATGCGCGAGGCGGGGTAAAATACTGACCCAAATCAGGTCTGTTATTACTTGCCCTTTAGTTGTACCAGACTGCTCGCAGTAGGCATCTAACAGTTGATGTGTTTCGTTGTTTATTTTGACTCGTAAATCTTGCTTTTCTGTTGTCATTTTTTATGCTCCTATAATCGCCAATGTCCATGCAAAAATCATCCATAACCAGGTGATAATTGCGGTGATAAACATGGCGGTAAATATTATCTTTTTCATTATTTTATTAATTGTTTCCATTGTACTTTAGTGTAGGTGCTTGTAGTATATCTTTCCTCAAGACTACCTTTTTAGCGTATTTTTTTATTGTTTCCACGGGCATTAGGTATGCCTTCTTGGGTTGTGTATCACCCTTTCCTGTGAACTGTCTGAGTGGTGGATTCTTCTCAATGATCATATCCTTGAGTTGCTTTGGAGTGATGAATATAAACTCATCCTTCGTGTCAAAGATCCACCAATCGGCTGTTGTTCCCATTAGCCCGGATGGTTTACCATACATCTCAATTTCAACCACTAGATTGCCGGAGTAATGAGCCTTCCAATCCTGTTTGACTTCATATGCTTCCTTAGTATTCGCTAGGAAGAAATCAAAGCCTGTGAACTTGCCTGGTATTGCAACAGGTTTATGTCCAAGAGATTGGAAAAACTCGATTAACTCTGACTCACGCAGCTTGCCAACAGATAGGCTGGTGTCGAACTCGGTCATTGGTGCTTGTCTAATTATCTATTACATACACTACCAACTAAGGTAGTAGTATTTTTGGTGTAGTTGTTGCATCAGGAATTCTTATTAATCTACTTGGTTTATTTCTTACCCATTTATTCCAAGCACTTATACCACCAAAGTATAAGGTGTGATGAGTAATAGCTTGCGCACCTTGAGGGCATATTCTTTTTAAATTTAATAGATGCTTCCTAAATGCATACACAGGATCATCCTCTCTAAGTTCTAAACCTTTAAAAAGTTTATCAACAATAAATGTATCAGCTAAATGCTTGTCCCCATCTTTCAATGAGTTTCGTATAACATAATGCAAGCAAGCAGTAGAAGCTGCTGGCAGCTTAAAATACTTTTTATTATTATGTACTTGCGCCACAGAATATTCTACATCCGGGTACTTCTCTAATACATCCATGATTTCGTAGGCTTGAAGAAGTACCCTTGTGCGTCCACCTATTCCCTTTGGCAAACCAGACTTCGAGTAAATTTTTTCCAATAGTTGTAAACAGGCACTTAAACTATTTGCGTACTTCTTGCCGTTTACACTTAACACATCTGCGTTTGTCCTTTTTTTCCCGCTGTCAAATACTGTAAAAGTATCTGGGTCATTATGGTAGTAAACACTACCTATAAATGGTTCACCACTTATCATAGAAGCCATCATTCTGTGTTGCCCATCATCTAGTTTACCATTGCAAAAGCTAATTTGTGAACAAGGTTTCCATCTGCCATTTTTCATTGCTTGAGCAAAAATTTTAGCTGTTGGAAAATGTAATGGACGATTACTGCAACGCTCGTTAAATATCTTCTCAGCAGTGTTAGGTGTTATAATTGAAATTACATTTCCGCCTCTCATTTCAGTTTTTATGTTATAATTGTTATGCATTATAACATCAGTTATCTGTGAGTTAATTGGTTTTTGTACTGTATTTATCATAGTATTTTTTTGTTAGTTATTTATGAAGTCCATGACTTCTCATTTAGTAGTTTAATCAGATCATCCAGCTTGCATGTAAACATGCTCTCCGAATTGTTCTTTCTGTGAATGACGCATGGTGGTTTTTCACCTGCATCTCGGATGCTTTGGCTCATAGCAGAATACAAGTTCAGTGCCTGTACATGCTTGGCCTCGATATGAAATGGAAAGTCACTCACCACATCCGGGGAATCCGATCCACCAGAGAACTGTTGCCCTCTTCGTGAATCTGGATACCCATTCTCGGATAAGTAACGTGCCAAATCTCTCTCATATCTTGCCCCTTTGGATCGACTATTGATCTTGCCCATCGCAACAGTCTTTCTTCAGTTTGTAAGCATCCACCATGTCCCTCACCTGGTTAATCTTTTCGGTAAGTTCACGATCACATTCCAGGTACACATCAATCTTCTGTTCTGCATGTGTAATATTGCTATGGTCACGTGCAAAGTAGGAACTCAGTTCAACTACCTTGTACCCTTCTTTGCGTGCAAAATAGATTGCACACATACGAGCTAGTGCGACATCCTGTGTCCGCTTCCTGCTCAGAATTTCGTCAGTTGATACACGCATTACTTCTGCGCATATATTTACCAAGCTGGTAATGCTTACTGCACCATCTGCTTCAGTGTATATATTTACATTAGGTGTGTTCTCGTAGCTTACGGACTCAACTCCTTTCAAGGTAGCAACTAATTGTTTTAATGCCCCATGTAGTACCACAACCGCGCCTTCAAAGTTTTGATCTTCGATATGCTTTTCGGCAAAATTCAAGACCTTATCCATCTCATTTAACTCTAATCGATTAGCCATTCTTCAGTGTCCCTTCCTTCGGTTTTTAACCATTTGTTAATTTCTCTTTTGTCCCATGCAAATCCACGTCCACCACGGCTGGTCATGCCATCTACTATATAACAGGTTAATCCTTCATCCGCATGAAATTGATCGAGCGAGGTCTGTGATTTAAACCCAAGTAGTTTGAGTGCTTTCTTGCTGGTAATTAAGTATTTCTTTGCTCCTTGATTTCTACCCATCATGCAGCCTTTCCTGTGTTCTCCCAACGCAGTGCATTGGAAAATTCATACATACTTACGGTCTGCCTGTTACGGATCTTACGCACCTCAAT